GCACAGTACTTGCCCCGTTGTTCAAGCACATCAGTGACAAGAACCTCGAAGCCATTGTCTGCCTTACCGACCTTGAGATGCACGAGTACGATTGGGAACAGATATGCCAACTTGACTTACCACCCATCCTTTTCGTCTCAACTAACCGGTCGTTGGAAGCACCAATCGGCACAACTATTTACATCTGATTATTAGTACTGCTAATGTAAGGAGTTCACATGAAGGACGCGGAAGAATATATCCAGCTCAGCAAGAGCACACCAAGCGATTTCGAGTTCGATCGCTTTGTCAGAGTGTGGGTTGAGTCACGTAAACCAGAGATCGCAGAGGAACTGTTGTCTCGGTACCAGCATCTAGCTGGGGATATCTACGCGCACATCGAAGCGGAAAGTAGGAGGCGACAGCATGAAGATGGACCAGACATTCCCTTTTAAAAACTGTGTAGGACAGCACATCGTCCTCAACCCCCGCCATATACAAGCACGAGACTGGGCAGCTGTTGCTGACTACACCAATCTCGAGACACCAACCGCATGGAAAAAAGTGCCCGCCGAAGATAGCGTGCACTACGAACGCTTAATTGTGGAAGACGGCCTTAGCTTTGCCTATGTATCACTGCTGCAAGTGTGTCGTCGCAACAACATAGATTGGATCTACTTTACTTGGACCGCTCCGCTCGCTGGGGGACTGGAGGTATTTGATGAGCATTGGCCTGATCTCAGAAAACAAGATACGCGAGAAGCTGCGTAAAGAACTAGAAAAAGACATCAAGAAATTTCTTGATAGCGGCGGCGAGATTACTCGCTGCAAGTTAGACGAAAGAAACTTCGAATACGGCTACAAAAATAGGGGGAAAAATGTTCAGCAAAAGTGACCAAGCCTATGTAAATGACGTCGTATTAGCCCTTGAAGCTGCAGAAACAATGGCAAACAGACACGGTGAAGACACCTGTGTCCTTCAAGATTTAAGAGTTGTTCTACTTCGGTTCAGCAACGAAACGCCTCTCGAAATTGTTAGGCCAAGAAACTACAGAGGGAGCGCTCTTGACTGATATCACGCTTGATTTCGAGACTTACTTTGACACCAAAGTCTCGCTAACCAAACTCACCACAATGGAATACATCAAACACCCCATGTTCAAAGTGTGGGGAGTAGGAATCAAATACGACGATTGTGACACCGTGTGGTTTACCGAAGACGAAGTAGAAGATGAGCTTGCAGACATCGACTGGACTGATGTCCGGCTCATCTGCCACAACACCCCCTTTGACGCATACGTTCTATCACAGTACTACGGGTACATACCCGCATACTTTATAGACACAGCTGCAATGTCACGAGGCAAGTACCCCGGTCAATCTGCCAGACTTGCCGACACAGCTATACGTCTATTCCCCAATGATGAAAGTATGCGGAAGGGGGGAGAGTTAGCGGAGGCAAAAGGAACCTTCGACCTCTCCCCCGAACAAGACGAGTCGCTTGGACGCTACTGCATACAAGACGTCGACCTAACATATGCTATCTGGAAACAGATGGAGCCTGACTACCCACAGTCCGAGTTGGATCTTATTGATCTAACAACACGGATGTTTGTAGACCCGGTCATAGAAATAGACCGTGAACGACTAACCATGTACCTAGAAACAGAAACCAAGAACCGTGAAACAAAGATAGAAGCAGCAGGTATCTGCCCCAAAATCCTTAGTTCCAACGATAAGTTCGCTGAGCATCTACGATCTATCGATATAGAACCACCCATCAAACGCAGCCCCAACACAGGTAAAAACATCCCAGCTTTCGGTAAAAACGATGCAGGCTGGAAACAAATGGTTGCGATGTACCCAGAGCACAACCATCTCTGGAACGCTCGCGAAGCTGTAAAGTCACGACTAACAGAGACAAGAGCGCAGCGCTTCCTCGATGCTGCTTTAGACGACAACCGTATCCCAGCACCGTTGCGTTACTACGCTGCACACACTGGGCGGTTTGGCGGCACCGAAAAGCTCAACATGCAAAACCTTCCTCGAGGTGGCGAGTTACGTCAATGTCTCGTCGCACCCAAAGATCACCTAGTTTACGTAGCTGACCTGTCAAACATTGAAGCACGCATGCTGGCTTACGTTGCAGATCAACAAGATCTCATCGAACAGTTTAGACGCGGCGACGACATCTACTCCAACTTCGCAAGCGTCATTTACGAACGCCCTATCAATAAAAAGAAAGACCCCACCGAACGGTTTGTAGGTAAAACTGCGATCCTTGGGTTGGGCTACGGCATGGGGCACAACAAATTCCAAGCCACGCTCAAGTCAGGAGCAATGGGTCCACCCCAAGACTTCACCCAACAAGAAGCACTTGAAATCGTTACCAAGTACCGCACTACTTACAACAAGATTGCGCTGCTATGGAGCAGGCTTCAAGACCAACTACAACTAACCCTCCACCCCGAAAACTACGGCATGAAATACGGTCCGTTCTTTACAGTAGAAAGAAACGGATTCCGGCTGCCAAACGGTATGTCTCTTCACTACACAGACCTGTCGCCTGAAGCGACAGGTGGGTATGCGTATTTATCACGCGGTAAAAAAGAGTACACGTACGGAGGGCGAATCACTGAAAACCTTATACAAGCACTGTCTCGTATTGTAATTACAGACAGCATGCTACGGCTGCAGAACAAGATGCCTGACTCACGGGTCGCGCTAACGGTTCACGATGAGATAATTATTATTGCAGCTAATACCCACCCTGATGCTACAATGAATACGATCATTGACGATCTATGCATCGCTCCAGAGTGGGCACCAGATCTTCCTTTAGCTGCTGAGGGTGGTTACGACACCGTATATAGTAAATAACATGTCAAGACTCGTCCTCTCAAGAAAGGTAAAGCAAGGAGTCATCATCCACAAAGATGGTGAGGTGCTTGCCAGTTTGGAAGTACACAAAGTAGATCGCAATGCGGTCACACTAGCGTTTGTCGCAGACACGGAAATAAAAATAGATCGCGACGAAATTTATAGCAAGGAGTCAGAAACTAATAAGTCAGATTATTAGTTGCGCTATTAACGGAGGGATCTATGCGCGTTACGTTTCTAGAGGCGACCAACGGTGTCCGTCTCACAAAACACTACTCAAAGAACAAAGTTACGCCCTACCCCTATGTCAAAGAAGTCACGAGCCACGAACATAAAATTACGGTAGACCAAGCAGGACTCGACGAGCTTTATAATCTGATCCAACATCACGGATCGCTCGGCCACTGCATGCTCAAAGGCGGACTCAAACGCGACCTTGTACAAGAAAGTCGCAAAGGCCAATCAGAACGCAACGCACTTAACGGCCTTTTAGTTCTAGACGTAGATGGCATCAAACTCAACCGAGCATTACCAAGCAAGCAATTGTCAGCTGCCGTTGTTGAGTCTCTTACCGAACAGGTAATCAACACATTACCCCCGGCATTTCACGATGTGTCTTACATATCCCAAGCTTCAGCTTCGCTTGGTATGAAAGGAGACAAAGTCTCGCTGCACATCTTCATGCTTCTTACGGTGCCTATGCCACCTAAATCAATCAAGTTGTGGTTACAGCACGTCAACCTTAATTCAGACTTGTTTCAACCACAGATTGAGCTAAGTTCTAATGGCCAGTCGCTCAAGTACCCACTAGATGTGTCGCTTGCTGACAACTCAAAGCTAGTATTTATAGCGACGCCCACCTTCGATGACCCGTCAGCCAACCCATTTGTTAGTGATACCGACCGTACAATCTCAATCACAAGAGGTAATGCAACAGTCGACTTGGCAGCTGAAATGGGTTCTATCCACCCAGAAATCATTCATCAACAGTCTATCAAACACAAAGACGAGCTACGTGTAGAAGCAGGCATGAAGCGCAAAAACGGTAAGGTCCAGTCAATGACTATCGATAATGAAGTCAAAGACGTACTAACTAACCCAGACCGTATGCACATCACTGTAGTCGACAGCTTCTCGTTCCCGTTCGTCCGTTGCAACATCAACAACGGCGACAGCGCAGCGTATTACTTCAACGCCGAGCGCCCTATCTATATGTACAACTTCAAAGACGAACCGTTGTTCGAGATAGAAAAAGCTGACCCCGACTTCTACAAAGGCATCTTCGACATGTTCGAAGACGAAATGAAAGAGATAGGCAAAACCGAATATCCAGTTGTGCTACGTGACTACCATACCGACATGTACTTCAACGGAGTATTCGACCCCAACCTCAATCAATTCACTACAGAGTATCCACTCACGCAAACAAGCAGAGCCAGCGTTGAGTCCTTTATGTTGAGCCACGGACGTGCAGCACCAGACTTCATCCCTGATGCACGCATCATCTTTGACCCAACCAAAGACGACGTAGCAGTCAACCTCAAAAAGGTGCCCTACTACGTCAACACGTACACTCGCAGCAAGTACATGCTTGAAGCAGTCGACCCCGACGAGCCGTTAGAGTTTGGTCATGCAAGAAACATTCAACACTTGACCCCCAACATCTTTCTTTTGCTCGATCACATACTTGGCAACGGGCAAGAAGAGTTTGAGCGCTTCATTAACTGGATGGCTTACATCTACCAGACTCGGCAAAAGACTAAGACCAGCTGGGTACTCAGCGGTACACAGGGCACAGGTAAAGGTTTGTTCTACAACACAGTCATCAAACCGTTATTCACCGAGTCACAAGCCCCTATGCGAGCACTCGAATCCATTGAAGAGCAGTTCAACCTATTTATGCGCAACGCACTCTTCTTAGTTGTTGACGAATTCCACATGGGTTCAGCCAAAACAGGCACTAGCAAGATTGCTGACAAGCTCAAAAACTGGATTGCAGAAAAGAATGTGTCAATTCGGGCAATGCGTAGCAACAGCGTACAAGTCGAAAGCTACTGCAACTTCTTGTTTTTCACCAACAGACTTGATGCAGTCAAGATCGACACAGGTGACCGACGTTACAACATCGCTCCTCGACAGGACACTAAGCTTCTTGACGCGCACCCTGAGCTGCCAGACAAGTTGTACAACATGGACAACGAATTACGAGCCTTCGCTGGTGTGCTTAACACCTTCAAATACGAAGAACGATTCATCCATGTACCTATCGACAACCGTGCTAAAGAACAAATGCGCACCGTTGGCATGACAGTCTTCGAAGAGTTCTGCAAAGCTATCAGCGACGGAAACCTTGGCCATTTCGCAGACATCTTAGACATCAACACAGGCACAGTCGCGTTCGCAAACGAAATTATGACCGCTCAGCGTTTTGTTAAAAACTGGATTGCAGAAGCTAAAGACCCATACGTAATACTACCAACGGAACACTTGCGAACCGTGTTCCACATACAAACCGAGCAAAACCCTCGTCTCAGCCAACGTGAGTTCATCAAACGGTTACAACGTCATGGGTTAGAACCAACGCGCAAACGTCAGTTTTCTGCTGACAGGGCGCAAAACCCTATCCGAGGCATAGAAACGCAATGGCATATCTCGGATAAAAATCTGCAAGCCATCATCGATACTCACTTTGAGGACGAAGATAGAAAGCTCTTGCGGGCTTAAAACTATTAGCTATACTAATAACAACGAAGCAGGAATATTCGTACTATGAATCTTACCCAGAGCCAACGGCCTGATATAGACAAGGCTTTTGAAGTACCTGAACAACTCGGACCAGTTAAAGCGTGGTCCTACTCAGCCCTAAAAGTTTTCGAAGAATGCCCTTACCGCACCTACATATCACGTGTGCGACGAGTCCAAGAGCCATCTAGCCCAGCAGCTGACCGTGGCACACAAATTCACCAAGAGGCTGAGGACTACGTCAACGGCACGCTCGGTGACTTCCCACAAAGCTTAGCTAAGTTCCGAGACGACTTCGAAGAACTACGCAGCCTGTATGCAGACGCTAAAGTCGAACTCGAAGGTGAGTGGGGCTTCAACACAGAGTGGGCACCTGTCGGCTGGATGGAGCCAAAGACATGGGCACGTATCAAACTCGACGCCCTTGTACACGAAGACGAAGGCAGTGCACGAGTCATCGACTACAAGACAGGAAAGAAGTTTGGCAACGAGATTACTCATTCGCAGCAGTGTTTGCTGTATGCCATTGGCACGTTCTTTCGCTATCCACATCTCGACTTTGTTCAGACCGAGCTGTGGTATCTAGACAAAGGTGAAATGACAACCAAGACATACACACGAGCCGATGCTATGCAGTTTGCCCCCGGCTTTCACAAACGCGCCATCGCTATGACAACGTGTGAAGACTTTGCGCCTACACCGAGTAAGCAAGCATGTCGCTGGTGCTCGTTCAAAAACGCCAATGGTGAAGAACCCGCTGAGTGTCAGTGGGGCGTTAGTTAATCCCTCTAAGTTGCGGCACAACTTAGTGTTTGCCCCGGTAGGTGAGTGGTCTACCGGGGCTTTTTTATGTCTGGAGATAAATCATGGACCACAAACAAGAACTACGAGCCACAAGCCTTCTACTCGGCGGCATCACTGAAGATGTCGTCTTCGACGTGTTAGCAATGGAAGCTGACGCAAACGGCAAACCATTCGACGAGTTCCAACTCGAAGACTTGCCAGTGCACATAAGACAACTTAACGATCGAATCAAATCACAGGGGGAAGTTTCATGAGTTTTTTCTTTCGACTACTTACCGTAGTTGAACTCATTCATTGGCTAAAACGACTTAAGGAAACAGGCTATGCAGATGTGGCACAAACGCAAAGACGAGAGTCTGATCCAATTTGCACTTGTAACAGAGCCACCCGAAGCAATGTATTGGACGACTTACAAGCTCAAAGTCACAGATGTGCAGCTTGTTACCAAGGTGCCTGCCAAAGACAAAACCCATATTCGGAGAGAGATTTATGAAGACATTGTCACCCGTGAAAGAGCGCCGCACACGAACACGGTATCTAAAAAGCGTAAAGACGCCGTCCGTGACAATGCTAAAACCCGGCGGAAACAACAAAAAACTAGGTAATAAGGTCACCACTGGCGCGTGGAAAAACGCTGCAATCTACAGCTTGACGCTCGAAGAACGCACCACCTGCCCTTCCGACTGCGAGCAATGGGACACGTGCTACGGTAACAACATGCCGTTTGCTGCGCGTTACGATCATACACACCCTATGTTCCTCACCAATTTAGAAGAAAACATCAGCGATCTAATCTGCAAACACATATGGAAAGGACAACCACTAGCTATCAGGCTACACGTACTAGGCGACTTCTTCAGTGTCGACTACGTTAACTTCTGGAACGACTACGTTGTTGGATGGGACATGCTCCACGTATGGGGATATACGCACCACGATCCACAGTCCGAAATCGGTGAAGCCATTACCCGCATGAACACAATGGACAACTGCTACGTTAGGTTCTCTGACTCTAAGTTCACAGCACCAATGAACCTACAAGCCAACGTCATTGCTTCAGAAAGTGAACGACATACCGGCCTCATCTGCCCTGAGCAAAGAGGCGTCAAACTTAGCTGCGGTGATTGCGCTATGTGTTGGACCAGCAACAAAGCTATCAATTTTTTGCAACACTAATATTAGCTGTGCTAATATTCTTAAACAGAAAGGTGCCATTAGGATTATGAAACCGTTCAAACATCAAACTACAACCACCGACTTCATCCTTAGTAAGCCCGGTGTACTCATTACCTCCGACCCCGGTACAGGCAAAACACGCAGCGTAATCGATGCGTTTGTTAAGCGTGGCTTCGGTGACGGTCGTATGCTTGTACTCGCCCCGCTTTCTATCTTGGAAGCCTCGTGGGGTGACGACATACGTAAGTTCGCACCGCAGCTGTCGTACTCAGTTGCATACGCTAAAAACCGTATGAAAGCGTTTGATGAAGAGACAGACGTCGTCATCACCAACCACGACGCAGTCAAATGGCTTGCACAAAACCCCGGCTACCTTGAGCCATTCAGCACTATCTGCATCGACGAGTTCACAGCGTTCAAAAACGCAAACAGCCAGCGCTCCAAGAATGCTGCAAAGATCATGAGTAACTTTGACTACCGCATTGCAATGTCAGGTACGCCTAACAGCAACACCATCCTCGACGTGTGGCACCCAACACTTCTTGTAGACGATGGTGAACGCCTCGGTAAACGGTTCTACAGTTTCCGTAGCGCGGTGTGCCAGCCACAGTTCAACGGCTTTGCTAACGTGTGGATAGACAGACCCGACGCACAAGAAATTGTTGCCTCTGCTCTCTTCGACATCAACATCCGCTTCTCTCTTGAGGAATGCATCGACATGCCAAAGCAAGTTGTGTCGACACGTTACGTTGACCTCAACAAACAAACGATGGACGCGTACAAGATCCTTGCCGAAGACAGTGTGCTTTACACACCACAAGGCACAATCAACGCAGTCCATGCCGGTGCCAAGGTTAAAAAACTACTGCAGCTGTGCACTGGCGCAGTCTATGACGAAAACGGTAAAGCTCAGGGCATACACGCTGAGCGTTACGACCTAGTAATGCAACTGGTGCAGGAGCGTAAGCACTCGCTGGTTGCATTCAACTGGAAACACGAGCGAGACCATCTGGTCGAACTCGCTGAAAAGCTATCGATTAAGTACGGCGTGATCGATGGCTCCACAGCCGCACACAAACGCAAAGACATTGTTGACCGCATGCAGGCGGGGCAGCTTCAGGTTGTATTCGCCCACCCGCAGTCTGCAGGACATGGTCTCACCATGACCAAAGCAACCACGGTGATCTGGGCGTCCCCCACCTACAACGCTGAGCACTACCAGCAGTTCAATCGACGCATCTATCGCGCTGGTCAAACCCAACGCACAGAGGTCATACGGATTGCCGCTCAGGATACGTGGGAACCTGAAGTGTACGACAAGCTAGAAACCAAACTAGGCCGAATGGATGAACTGCTCGGCATACTCAACCAAACCACATCGTTAAGAGAATCAGCATGAATATTAATGAACTAATAGAACAACGCGTAACCATCAAAAATCAAATCGATGAACTAAATGCGCAAATCAAAGACCTGCAAGAACAGCTTCGTGGTAACGAAACTATCTTGCTCAAAGAGTTGGATGCACAAGGATTGTCACGTACAGCTAATGACAAAGCCTCCGTATCCATCAACGAAGACACGGTCCCCGATGTCACCGACTGGGATGAACTCTACGCCCACATCGTTGACACCAAAGACTTCAGTCTTCTCCAACGCAGACCAAGTAGTACTGCTTACAAGGAGATACTCAAGCTCGGCGAGAATGTCCCCGGCCTGCAGCCACGAACCGTTCGCAAACTAAATATGCGCAAACTCTAAGGATCAAGTTATGCCTAAATCAGCAGTAGCAGTAAAAGAATCAGCAGCAATCTCTCTCGTATCAAACGACGTTCCAGCACACGTGCGCGCAGCACAAGGTGCGGGTCGTGGTAATGAGGATGTCGGTAGCGCAATCGCAATACCACGCATCAAGTTGCTGCAGAAAATGTCTCCCGAGGTCGACAAATATTCGCCCAAGCACATCGCTGGCGCAGACGTTGGCCACTTCATCAACAGCATCAGTAGTGAAGTCTACGGTGAAGAGCTGTACGCCGTCTCTCTCAAGTTCAAAGTAGAGTATGTCGTGTGGCGTAGCATGGAAGCAGGCGGTGGCTTGCTCGGTAACTTCACCAACCAAGCAGATGCTGAAGCAGCAGTAGCCGCTCAGGAAAAGCCAAGCGAGTACGAGATCAAAGACACGCACTCACACATCTTGTTGCTTAAGAATCCCGAGACAGGTGACCTGTCCCATCCAATCATCATGGACTTTACCAGTTCAAAGCTACGTGTCTCACGCAGCTGGAACACGCAGATTGCCAGCAAAGGCGGCGATCGCTTCAGCAGCTTGTGGCGTCTCAAGTCACAACCCGTTGAGTCACGCACTGGTCAACAGTTCATGAACCTCGACGTCGAGTGGGTTGGCTGGGTAACTGACGAGGACTATGCAGTTGCCGAAGGGTTATTCGACCAGTTCTCTGGATAATGAATGAACGAGCACGGATTCGTAAGGTCCGTGCATCGTCAGTTATCTCCTGACGTTTTTGTCTGGAAGATTAACGACAAGTATGCGGGCGGTGTGCCAGATGCGTTTTACGCTGGCCCTGCCCGCTGTTTATTCGTTGAGTACAAGTACGTAAAGCTACCTAAGCGAGACACAACGCTTGTCAAAACAAGCCTGTCTGAACAACAAAAGCTTTGGTTGGACAGGATGTTAGCTATGGACAAGCAGGTAGCTCTAGTTATAGGATCAGTATTAGGAAACATAATAATTGATAAGGACTGGGACTCCCCAATCCCGACAGAACTATTTAGACAGCGCGCTATGTCTACGAAAGCTGTTGCTCAGTGGATATCAGCGTTCTGTTTGGAAAAATGCCATGACTACGAAGAAGGATTCTTCCGTGGCTGCTAATAACCTGAGAAAAATTTGGGACTTAAGAAAGTCCGAAATAGGCGTCACTCAAACCGAAGCAGCCAAGAAGCTAGGTTGGACACAGGGCGCACTCGCTCAATACCTAAACAACATCACAGATCTTAACCCGCCTGCAGTTATCAAGCTGGCAAATTTTCTAGGGGTAGATCCTCGAGAAATTGACCCCAGCGCTAACCTTGATGACTACCCTCAGTACCTCAGCTTACCTACCGGTGCTCGGTCAAAAATTACAATAGACCTATCACGTAAATGGAAAGCAACTGTGCACGACAACGGGTCAATCACGATTACACCAAGCAAAAAATAGCTGTCTCATTGGGACAGTTCAATGCTAAACAAAGTGAAATAACGTGTACTTAGCACACTACTAAAGTGGACTAACGTGTTGATTTTATTAACATCGTGCCTGCAAACGGAGAAAATCCCTCTCTCTCCGCCAGTTCTCGCAAACCCTTGCAGTACAAGGCTTTCCGGGGGTATGCTGTTTCTTTTGGGACACAAGAGGGACAGTTGGCCACTATAATAAATAGAGACGGTAAGTTCTACGTCCGCGTTCGCAAAGCAAACTTCAAACCCGAAAACCGCACCTTCGACACACGTACCGCAGCCAAACAATGGGCGCTTCAAACAGAAGCAGCTATGGCCAATGGATCGTGGGTCTCGGACCGTGAAGCACGTATCACGAATCTTGATTCATTATTTCGCCGGTACATCGCCGAAATTCACGGGGCAAAGCCATTCGGCAAAAGTAAACTCGCAACAGTAAGAAGCACGGCACGAAGAGTCGGACACTTGCGTCTTTCAGATCTGTCTCCCGCCTTTGTTTTATCCTATGCAAAACAGCGTGCCAACGAGATCGCCCCCTCTACCCTGAACCAAGAACTAACCTACTTCGCGCAAGCCATCGATGTAGCACGGACCTTGTGGAACGCTCCACTAAAAGACAACCCTGTGCGCGCAGCAATCGGCGTCTTATCTCAGGTAGATGTAGTACAAGGCAGTAGAAAACGTAACAGGAGACCCACGGACCACGAACTACAAACCCTGCTTAACCTAGCCAAAGGCAGTTGGATCAGGCCCATGATCGAGATAGCTGTCGAAACGGGGTTACGAGAGTCAGAAATTCACGCACTCAAATGGTCAGACGTGGACTTTGACCGTGGTACGTTGCTTATTCGAGACCGAAAAAACCCTAAGCAAAAGCTCGGAAACGACCAGCTGATACCGCTTTTACCGGTGTCGAGAGAGGCGCTCCTACGTGAAAAGCAGCAAAGTAAGCAGGGTGGTAGGGTGTTCGAGGACGTTCTCCGCGCCGCCAGTATTAGCGATAAATTTGCCAAACTGAGAAAGAAGGCCGAGATCCAAGATCTACGATTTCACGACCTCCGACACGAAGCAATTAGCCGAATGTTCGAAAAAGGAATGACTATTCCAGAGGTCGCGGCTATCAGCGGGCACAAAACGTGGACCAGCCTAAAGCGTTATACGCAGCTAAGTCCTAGATCTCTGTCGACTGCGTTCGAAAAGCAGCCTGCATCTGAGAAACCACCGCAGTTGTAGGGAACAAATATTTCTTGCCCCTTTTAACGTACGGAAGGCCCACTTTGTCGGCATACAATTGATTGTAAAGCGTTGTTTTTTTGATCTTTAGTACTTCAGCCAGCTCACCAACGTCCATGAAAGGGCCATATTTTTCGAGCATCCATTCAGTCATTGGCAAGCTCCTCTACTAGTCTATCCAAATACCAGCGAGCTTTGCGTAGATCTTCGACTGGCCTCCCCTTGTATGACATACGCCAGACATACTTTTCTACGTTGCCTTTGAGGTAACCGATGAATTGTTCAGAAGACATAGACGCTTTAATTGCATCTATGCATTCAATGTCGCCAGTCTTATAGTGCGGAGGGTTGTTTACAGCATCCATGTATTGTCATCCTGACATTGCCTATTAGCCGTACTAATTATACTTCTTTTTCTTCTTCTTACTACCTTTTGGCTTCTGATTTATGCAGGGTTGTCCCTTATGCATCACTTTTCTCCCTTTACTCTGGTTTTGGGTTAGCCTGTTTAACCGCTAGTCTGTGCGCATAGAACGCGCCGGTTTGGTCAAGCGTCCCTGCGACAATGTCATGGAAGATCATGTCTAGCTGATCTTCTAAAGCAGCGTACTGGTTCTTTCGCTTCTGATCCCACTGTAGGTCTGGACTGCCCTCAACCACACCAATAACTGTTTGGATGTCTTCTACAAAAACAAAACGTCTAACCTGTGTTCTGGGGTTTTCTATGTCTCCGCTATCGACATAGGAATACCAGCCTTCGCCCTCCCCTTTCAGCCCTTGAGGGCCAAAAATAATATCCTCAACGTCAGCGTCCCACTTAACGTACAGTTGCATTATCTAGCCCCCAACATGAACCCGGATATCTCATACAAATAATCAGCAGCGGTGCTATTATCGTTGTCCGTAATCCCACTAGACCCAGTTCGAGTCACTTCCACTTTCATATCCACCGTCCCCGTAGTCTTATTCGACAAAGACCCGCTAATAGCAAACTGGGCGTAGAGATTTGTGTTTGCTTTAAACCTAGTCTCTCCAACAAGCTGCCAGCTACTGCTATTACCAACGCTTATTGTGTCGCTTGTTGTAAAAGCGCCTCCAGATCCTGACGCAAGGCTGTATTGCACAGTAGTCCGATTAGTAGAGCTGCTGTACGATACCGAAGTAGCTGAATGCTGTTTGCTTGTAGTACTAACAAGCACACTCCCAGTGGCTACATTAGAGGTAATATCTCCAGAAAAGTTAAGGTAGCCCAAGCCGTAATAGCCTGTCGCAGTCACAGGTTGACCAAGAGAGGTTCCCGTGCCACCCGCATTGTCTTTCATGTACATCTGAAAACGGTATGTTTTATTCGCCGTAGAGTCATACCAGCCAGTAACACTGGCAAACGCTTTATGACCATTAGTCGCATGAGATGTAGCTGGCAGCTGTTGCGACGTCACTTGCACAGTCCCCCCGCCAGTGGCCGTATTTCCTTTTATAGTTACGAACGAAGTAGACCTAAACGGGTTAAGAACAGCGACATCACCCACGAGCTTATTAGCATAAACAGTAGTACCGGACATCACAGTCGCACTAATACTGCCAGATGTTATCTGGTTCGCTTCGATAGCGTTTACCTGAAGTGCGCCAGTGTTTGGGTTAGACGTAAGCGTCGTGCTGTCGATGTTTAAACGATTAGTGTCTATCGTGCCCGCAGTAATCTTGTCAGCAGATAAGTTGGCAATCTTCGCGTTGTCGATCGCAGCGTCACCAATCTTGGCATTGGTTATCGTGCCGTTCTTAATAAAACCATCAGCGATGTACACACCAGCAGGTACAGTCTCGCCGTTAATTACCTGCTGACTAGTAATAACGCTAAACGGAACAGTAGGATTGCCAGTGTCACTGGCACTACCTAACAACGCAAAACGGTCAGCGTTTACAATAAATTCACTAACAATGTTCCCCGCTGCTGTAGTCGTAGACGCCAGACCAAAACCAGCTACAGCTCCGTTTAGGTCAACCTTTACGGTGTACTGCGCTTCCAGATCCTCACCATCTGCCTTGGTATAGAAATTCTGCTGAACCGCCGCCGTAGTCGCGTAATCGCCAAGCGTAGACGTGGACACCAAGTCCGTCGTAGCCGAGCTAATCGCCGAGTTCATGTCAGTTGTTGTCGAATAATCGGTAGTCAGCGTTGCAGTAGTAACGTAGGCGTTAAGAGCGTTGGTCTGGTCAGTATCAGTAACGTAGTCATCCAGCGCTGTATTAAGCGCCGTAGTAGAGACCAGCGTTTGCGTCGCATTACTTATCGCCGTGTCAGCTTCCGACCTTGTGTAGTAGTTCGTAGTAAGGTCCGATGTACTTGTGTAATCACCAAGCGCTGTAGATAAGCCGCTAGTAGAGACAAGGTTCTGTGTCGCTACGCTGATCGCACTATTCGTCTCTGTCTCGGTCAGATAGTTATTAGTCAGCGTACTGGTATTTACATAATCATCTAGCTCATCAGAGAGATCCGTAGTTGAAACCAGACTTTGAGTCGCTGTGCTAATTGCACTGTCTGTTTGTGTCTCTGTAAGGTAGTTGTTAGTTAGGTGGGAAGACGTAACGTAGTCACCCAACTCATCAGACAAGTCAGTCGTCGAAACTAGACTTTGCGTCGCCTGTGAGATCGCTTGGGTAGTTGCTGTCGACGTCAGATAATTGTTAGTCAGGTTAGCGTTAGTCGCATAGTCTGAAAGCTCGGTCGCCAAACCAGTGCTCGACACAAGGTTCTGTGTCGCCGAGCTAATCGCACTCTCTGTATCAGTTTCAGTCAGATAATTCGTAGTCAAATACGATGTCGTTGGGTAGTTACCCAGCGTAGTGTTCAGGTCTGTAGTCGACACCAAACTCTGCGTTGCGTTGGTAATCGCAGTGTCTGCTTCGCTGCTGGTGTAATAGTTAGTCGACAGCGTTGAGTTAGTAACGTAGCTGCCTAGCGCATTTGTTAGGTTAGTGCTCGATACTAGGTCTTGCGTTGCTGTACTAATCGCGCTGTCCGCCGCAGTACG